ACTCAAGATAGGTGCGTGGGAATGCAATCAATTCATTGGTGCGGTTTTGTTCGCGCGGGGCAACACGCCGACGCTAGGTCATCGGTACGGATTGAAAATGCTGGAAGTTTGCGAGCTGGTTCGCGTTGCCTTGACTAATCATGCTTCGCCTGTGAGTCAGATTGTGTCAGCAGCAATGAAATTACTAGAGCATAGTAACCCAGGTTTGCGTCTGATTGTGTCTTTTGCAGACCCCGCGCAAGGTCATAACGGCGCAATCTATCAAGCGATGAATTGGGTATATACAGGCGAAAGCGAACCATCGTGGCAATGGTTGCACGAGGGGCGTTGGAAGCATAATCGAGAAATGACATCAGGTGCGTTTGGTGGAGCGCGAAAAGTCGCAGACTTAGCGGTGCTTACCAAGCGGCAGACGCTTGGTAAGCACCGCTATCTCTACCCGCTTGACCGTGCCATGCGTAAGCAGATTGCACCACTCGCCAAGCCGTACCCGAAACGTTTACCCCGCGGGCAAAGTGTCGAAGGTGACACGTCCAACGACCAGTTGGAAGAGGCAGGTTCAATCCCTGCTGCCCGCTCTGAATGACTAATAAATTGGATATATTGCGCGATGGCTAGAGGCAACACAGATAAGTACACGATAGAGCAAATCATTACCGCCATCAAGGGCAGTAGCGGTATCAAGGCGAACATTATGCGCCGCCTTGATTGCAGCCGCAACACGGTGGACAACTACCTGAAACGCTATGCCACGGCGCAAGCTGCCTACGACGAGGAGACAGAGATGCCGCTAGACGTTGCCGAGTCTTTGGTCATCAGCGACATGGCGAACAATCGCAGCGTCGAAACGGCGGGTATACGGAGCGCACGGAAATACAGCACAGCGGCGAGATAGAAATGCTAATCAGGCTTGACAAATGACAACCGAGATTAACTTTTCTGAACTATGCGGATTTTCTGACAAGCAATGGGCGGCGACGCATACAGCCGACGCTCATAGGTATACGCTGTTCGGTGGCAGTCGTGGCCCCGGAAAAAGTTACTGGTTGCGCTGGTATTTGGTGCGCTATTTACTGCGTCAAGCCGCTGCTGGGCGCATGGGCGTGCGTGTGATGCTGGGCTGCGAGGATTACCCGTCGCTCTACGAACGCCAGGTAAGCAAGGTTCAGCTTGAATTTCCGATATGGCTGGGCGAATACATGGCAGGACGCAATGAGTACCAGTTGCGGCCTCAATATGGCGGCGGCGTGATTGCTTTTCGCAACTTGGACAATCCAAGCAAATATCAAAGCGCAGAATTTGCGGCGATGGCGATTGACGAAATCACCAAGAACCCGCGCCGTACCTTTGACATTTTGCGCGGCTCCTTGCGCTGGGCGGGCATTGACGATGTGAAGATGATTGCGGCCAGCAATCCTGAGGCCAATTGGGTGCGTGACTATTGGATTGAAAAGAATCTACCCGAAGAAATGGAAGGTCACGAACACGAGTTCGCTTTTGTGCCTGCCTTGCCTGAGGACAATCCGCATTTGCCGCAAAGCTATTGGGAGATGCTAGACACGCTTTCCGGCGCACTGCGCATGGCTTGGCGCTATGGAGATTGGTACGCAGCAGTGGAGGGATTGGTGTACAGCAATTTTAATGCCGACAATATCACCGATCAGGAACCTGACAGAAGCCGTCCCTATGCGCTGGCAATTGATGACGGCTATGTTGACCCGCGTGCCACTTTGTTTATTCAGCCGCAACGCAACGGTGATTTGCTGGTCTTTGATGAACTGTACGAAACGCAAAAGCTGGAAGAAGAAACGATTGGCAACATTGAATCCACCTATGCCCGTTATGAAATGGGCTTGCCCACGGTGGCGGCTGTGTCACATGAGGCCGTCGCTCTGCGTAAACGTTTGCAACAAGCCAAGATTCGCGCCGTCAACTGGATGGAGCATCGCGTGTCAGGTTCCTCAAGCACGCGCCTTGCGGCCATTACGCTGACACGCTCGATGCTCTGCGATGGCAAAGGCCACAGGGCTATCAAGATAAATCGTCGCTGCAAACATTTATTAGATGAAATCAGTGTAGGCTACAAATACCCAGAGGGTAAGCACGGTTTTGAAACGCATCCTGCGGACGGAAACGACCACGCCGTTAACGCGCTAGAAGGATATATTTGGGCCGCTTATGGTACGGTTGGTGAACGCCAACGGACACGGAGTAGAGAATATTAATGATTGACATTAGCCGCTTATCACCACAGGAACTTGACCGCTTCTTGCACCTTCAAGCCATTATAGACCGCCAGAAAGAGGCGCAGGATACGGTGAAGGAATTGCGGAACTACTATTACGGCGCGCACCCTGTTTTGCTTACTACTCGGCAAAAGGAATTTCTCGGCGCGCTCGTCAACCCTGACCAGTTCCGCTTCAGCCATAATCTTGTTCGCACCATTATCGACACCTTGCGCGAACGTCTGAACGTGATCGGCTTTACGGTCAACGGCGCGGCGGCGGGTGATTTGGAGGATGACAACCCGACACCTGAGGCGCAACTCGCCGCGCTTAAATGGTCTTGGTGGAACAGCAACCGTATGGACAGCCAGCAAATCAGGTTGCACCGCCGTGCGTTGCGCGATGGGGAAAGCTACGCCATTGTTGACTTCGACACGGAAACGGGCAGACCGCGTATCAGCCTGCACAAAGCAGATGACGGCAAAACAGGTGTCACCTTCCACCGTGACCCAACCGACAGCAATAAGGTGTTATTCGCGGCACGCTATTTTTATACCTATGACCCGTTGAAACCAGGCACAACGGGAATGGAGCGCAAGACCGTTTACCTGGCGAACGAGATTCGCAAATACATGAAGCGTGGCAGCGGCGATTGGGAACAGTATAGAGACCCTGAGGATAACGACGTTTGGCCTTTGCCGTGGCGCGACAATAACGGACAGCCGCTTGGCGTGCCTGTGTTTGAGTTTGAGAACCCAGGCGGAAGCGAAATGGCGCAGGTGATCGGCTTGCAGAACGCCGTCAACAAAGCATGGCTTGACGTAATTGCGGGTGCGGATAGCAGCGGCTTTCCGTTGCTTGTCACCGAGTACATGGGTGAGGGCGGGATGCCTGTGGTTAAAGATGACGACAATCTCGATGGCACCGACGAAGTACGGATGGCACCTGGGCGCATGATTGAAGTAGACAACGCCCGCGTGCATCGCATCGAAGCCTCTAGCCTATCGCCCATGCTGGAAGTCGTCTGGGCGTTGGTCGCAGCAATGGCGGGTGTGGCCCGCGTGCCACAGTACACCTTGCGTCCTGCGGGCGGCAACGATGTGCCAAGCGGCGAGGCACTCAAGATGCTCGAATCAGGGCTTGTCAAGCGCGCGCAGGAACGTCAATTGATTTACGGACAAAGCTGGGCGGATGTGATGAGCATGTGTGTCAAGGTAGCGCGCACCTTTGGCAGCGAGAATGTACCCGAACTTGACAACGCCGATGTGGGCGTCGTCTGGGCGTCGGCGGAAGTAAGAAATGAGAAGGTTGACGCTGAAACCGCGGCCTTGTATAAAGGCTTGGGCATGAGCGATGAATACGTGTGGGCGAAGGCGGGCGTAGAGCCGGAAATGATAGCCGCCTTCAAAGATAACGCACGCGCTGACCGCGCAAAAGATATGGCAGCAATTGCGGAAAGCCTACGCGTGAATCAAGCGCGACAGCAACCGCAGACACAACCACAGCAGTTTGATACCAATGAGCAGAACGGAGCTAATACAAATGGCAGCACCAATTGAGATGATCAAAGGCGGTGAAAGGCAGACTGTCTATTCAGAGGCGCGCAGCGACGCGCTTATAGCCGACGGCTGGCAGCGCGTGCGCGACTTGCCTGTTGAGCGACAGCGCGAGTTAGCCGACTTGCCGCCGTCCCCCTGGAATGGCTACGACGATATGACGGCGCAGGAAGTTGTCGCAAAGTCTGCGGGCCTACCGCCTGAGCGCATCAAGGAAGTCATCACCTACGAGAGCGCGACAAAGGGGCGCGTGAGTGTGGTTGACAAGCTGACAGGTGGCAAGGCGCATCCACAAGCGCAGCCACCTGTGACGGTCGAGACTGTCCTTGAGCAGACTATGCAAACGCGTGAGGTTGTCGAAATCGTGTCAGCCGACGACGTACCCGCCGCCCCTGCCCAAGCGCGGCTCGGTGACAAGGGTGGGCGCGGAGTACCCAAAGGCTAAATGAGTCCACTTTTGTCGGCACTTGTCCAGGCTGGCTTAATGACGCCCGCAGACGCGGCGCGCCTCAACCGGCAAATCGACACAACCGCAGCAAGGCAATATGCCGAGCAGCAAATGCTGCGTGCCTTTCAAGGCGGGCTTGCTTCACAACGTGACCGCCTTGTGGACGCTGTGCGCGCTGGCGATGGCCTATTAAGTATCGCACAGCAAAACAGGCTGTGGCAGGGAGAAAACGCGCGGCTATGGGCGAGTGTACGTGAAACGGTGCTAGACGTGGCCAGCGAACGGGCCGTATTAGCCACTGCCAGCGCGGGCGATGTTTCGATGTGGAACCTTGTCAACGAGCAAGTTATCGAGTATGCGGACACCTATTATCTGAGTGACGCTGCCAATGACGTTGGCAGCATACCCAACCTGAACCAGACGAGCAGAACCCGCTTCACGCGTGCCTTTGTCGATTGGCAACGGGGCGAGTTAGAAACGGCAGGCTTTGCAGACGGCTTGCCGAATTTGATTCGTTCGCTCGAAAGCGTATTCGGTGCGGCAAGAGCCGAGGCGATTGGTGTTACGGAAACGGCGCGCGTCTTTGCACAGGCGGAAATAGCCGCCGCACGAGCCAATAAGTTCGTGACAAGTTTGATGTGGGAAAGCAGTGTAGATGAGCGGGTATGTCCTATTTGCGGGCCTCGGCACGGCACCGTTGTTGGCAAAGAAACAGACGGCTTTCGCACGACGACCGACAGTGTAATTGGCTATCCGCCTGCACATGTTCTTTGTCGCTGTCGTGTTGTTTCGTTGACAGATCCAGCACTAGCCGCACTGCGGGAGCAAGGGTTTATCAATGATAATCCTAGAAACCCGCCTAGTCGCGGCGCGCGTTCCGCACCAGTCGAGGTGGAATCGCCCGCCTTTGTGACGGTGACGCCTGTGGCCGAGCCTGTGGGGGCGGTGGCGCAAACGCCAACCTGGAAGCCAAGTATGAGCCGCGCTGAGGCTGAAACGTGGGCGGCAAACAGCCAGTACAAGGATGATGTGTTCCATGTGACGCCTGGTGTCGCCAATGAGCGCTCGATTGCGGCGAAGGGATTCGATTTGAGCAAGACGAAGTTTGGGCGCATGTGGGGCGATGGCGTCTATGTGGGAGC